CTTGATCCAATCAATGTCTAGGTCATCATACTGAGGCGATGACAATAGTTTGTCAAGCATACTGTTGAACGACTCCTGTACTTTCATGGTGCGATGCTTTGTAAACCAGAGCTCACCAATGATTGAACCTTTAGTGTACTTTACTTGCCAGTCGTCTCCTTGATCATATACCTTGAATAGATCGCCACCAATTTTGAACATAGAATATAACATGTTAGACCTCCTCGATCTTGACTAGTACTGTTTCGTTCTCTCTGATTTCGTCTAGCTCCTCGTCAGAGAGACAGTATGACCAGTGTTGTACTGTCCAGTCAATCGCTTCCTCAATCCATTGACTAGCTAGCTCCTCAGCTTCCCAATGTTCCATTGGTTCGCTGACTGTAGGTTTCGTGTCCAGTGTATCTACTGACTGCTTGACTATGTATTTTCTCATGCTGTTTCTCCTTGGGAGGCTTACGCCTCCTCTCCTTCAAACTTTGCTTTCTTTTGCGCTTCCCGCTCTGCGAGTCGATCTACTCGATCCCAAACAGACCATCGCGTGTCATTCTCATCTTCAGCCAGTAGTATGTAGAGTGCTTCAGAGAGTGCGGATGCTTCGGTCTGGTAGGTGCGCTTCAGGCTCTCCAGTTCAACGATTTCAGCCATGCGACGTGATCTTTGGAGTCGCTCATGTAGTGCAAGGATTTTTGTTACTGTGATTTGCATTTCAATTCTCCTAAGTAATCCCAGAGGGAGGCTTACGCCTCCTCTCCTGTTGTTTCACGCTTCTTAATTTGCTCTAGGTTGAACACATAGAAACGCTTGAGTAGTTTCTTCTCTTCAATCTCGCCTGTCTCTTTGTTCTTAACCTTCTTGATCACGACTCTTTTGAGCTCCGTTCCTGACTCTCCTTTGATCACGACCATACCTAGTTCGAGAGCTTGTTTAAAGGTCATCCAGTATGGTGATTCGTATCCTGAGTTAGCTAGGATCTCTGCATTAGTGTTGGTGTACTCTTGTTTAGTCTTAAAGTTAATCATGGTGTGTTCTCCTGTGTGTGTGTGGTCATTATAAGCAGGTCACACGAAATCTACCTAATTGTATTTTTCTATCGGTTCTTTGGTTTTCGATAGTGTTGCTTAGGTGTGTCTAGAGGGTACTACATAGGCACACACACGAACCCTTTTGAACTACCCGTGAAACACTCCGTGAAACACTAATGTACCCTGTGGATAACTTATGCACACCCTTTGGCTCAACCTGTGGATAACTTAAGTGTTTCACGTGAAACATGTGGATATCCTGTGGATAACTTGAATAAGCTGTGTGTTTCCTGTGGATAACTTGTGAATTACCTGTGCATAACCTGTGGATAACCCCCGGGGAGCCCTAGGTTTGTGCAGAAATATAACGGTACCCGCCCATATACAAAAAAAGTAAACTTTGGAAACCCCTAAGCACCACAAAAGTAAACAAAAGTACTACAAAAACTATAAAAAGTGGACAAAAGGTGGACAAAAGTAAACTAAAGCAAATATTTGATATTCCTAAGGGAACTTATGATAAATAAATGATAAAAAAGTGATGCAAAAAGGTTGACAAGTATTCCAAAGTGCGGTATCTTAAGTATTTCTTTAGTTACCTCTTGACATTTAGTAATTTCTATGCTATAATATAACTATACTTAAGAACAAATGAGTTATCGTTAAGTAGTTATCATTTTGGTTGCTTATCATGATACTTAAGTAAGTACCTTAGGGAGAATACTTATGACAGAGACTACTAAAAAGATTGGTCGTCCTAGAAAACAGGATGTTGAATCTAAAAAACCAACCAAAAGAGGTAAGATTGGTCGCCCTCCGGGTGACGCTTCAATCATTAATGAATATAAGGCTAGAATGTTAGCCTCGCCTAAGTCCAAGAAGGTCTTAGATAGTATTCTTGATGCGGCACTTAACGATGACCATAAAAACCAGGCGGCGGCTTGGAAACTCTTAATGGATCGTATGTTACCTGTGAGTTACTTTGAGAAAGATAATGCACAGGGTGGTCGTCCTTCAGTGTCGATCACAATATCTGGCATTGGTGATGCTAAAGTTTCTACTGAAGAAGACATAATTGACGCAGAGGTGATTGATGTCGATAACCAAGAATGAGCTAATTGAAATTGTAAAAGAAGATTTAGTTCGTCATGAAGGCTACGTCACTGAGATCTATTTGTGTTCTGAAGGGTATCCTACCTTTGGTATTGGACACATGGTCACTGAAGACGATATGGAGCACTCGTGGCCTGTAGGAACTCCAGTGACTGACGAAAGAATCCTAGATGTCTTTCATAAGGACTGTGATGTCGCCTATAGTGATGCCTGTGCCCTTGCCTTAAACTTTGCAGGACAAGCTCCAGATGCACAGCGTGTCTTAGTCAACATGGCTTTCAACCTTGGACGTAATCGCCTAGGCCAGTTCAAGAATATGTTACGTTACGTCAACGAAGGTAACTACATCATGGCCGCCAATGAGATGGTTAACTCAAAGTGGTATGGTCAGGTAGGTCGTCGTAGTAAAGAACTTGTCGACATCATGAAGGACGCTAAGGCTTGAGCACTGAACTCAATGTAGAGCTCCTTCCGTGGCAACAAGATGTCTTTGGTGACCCTACACGGTTTAAGATTATTGCCGCAGGTCGTCGTACTGGTAAGTCCCGTTTAGCGGCGTGGATGCTCATTATCAACGCCCTACAGACAGAGCGTGGCCATGTCTTCTACGTAGCTCCTACTCAAGGACAGGCTCGTGACATTATGTGGTCTACTCTGCTAGAGTTAGCACATCCGGTTATCAAAAGCTCACACATTAACAACCTACAGATCACGTTGATCAACGGCTGTACTATCTCCCTTAAGGGTGCTGATAGACCAGAGACAATGCGTGGTGTATCCCTTAAGTTCCTTGTTATGGACGAATATGCGGATATGAAGCCTAGTGTCTGGGAACAAATTCTAAGACCTGCATTGGCTGACCAAAAAGGCCATGCAATGTTCATTGGAACACCGATGGGGCGTAATCACTTCTATGAGCTATATAACTATGCTACTCTGTCAGATGATGATAGTTATCAGGCTTGGCATTTTACGTCTTACGACAATCCGCTTCTCGATCCAGACGAGATTGATACAGCTAAGAAATCCATGTCGTCGTATGCTTTCCGACAGGAGTTTCTTGCATCGTTTGAAGCAAGCGGTTCTGAAATCTTCAAAGAAGACTGGGTACAATTTGATGATGAAGAGCCTGAGTTTGGTGATTATTATATTTCAGTTGACCTTGCGGGCTTTGCTAATGTTGAATCTGCTACTAAGTCTAAGAACACAAAACTTGACCAAACAGCAATCTCCATCGTCAAAGCCAACGAGAACGGATGGTGGGTAGCGGAGATTATACATGGAAGGTGGGACATCAAAAAGACCGCCAAGAAGATATTCGACGCTGTTCATGCCTATCAACCCGTGGCAGTTGGTATAGAAAAAGGAGCACTGAAAAATGCGGTACTGCCTTATCTTACCGATTTGATGAAGTCGAAGCAACGGTTCTTCAGGGTCGAGGAACTTACACACGGAAACAAGAAGAAAACTGATCGTGTTGTCTGGGCTCTTCAAGGACGCTTTGAGCACGGGCAGATCACACTTAACAAGGGAGACTGGAACGCTGAGTTCCTTGATGAACTCTTTCAGTTTCCAAACCAACTCGTTCACGATGACTTAGTGGATTCTTTAGCATACATTGACCAACTAGCAAAGGTGTCGTACTACTACGATTACGAAGAAGACGACTTTGAAATACTTGATCCAGTAGCAGGATATTAACATGGACTATGATCATAATCAAGAAGACATTGGCTCATTGGAAGGATGGGTAATCCACAAATGTAACCAATGGCGTGACCACTTTGAGTCTAACTACCAAGAAAAGTTTGACGAGTACTACAGGCTCTGGAGAGGCATTTGGGCAGAAGAAGACTCTATGCGAGCTTCTGAGCGTTCACGCCTGATCTCCCCTGCCCTTCAGCAAGCCGTAGAGTCTGCAGTAGCAGAGGTTGAAGAGGCTACATTCGGAAGAGGGAAGTGGTTTGACATTGCTGATGACTATAAAGATCAGCAGAAAAGCGACATTCAGATATTACGCACACAACTTGACGAAGATATGAAGTTTGCTAAAGCCCGTAAGTCGATTGCGGAGTGCTTAATTAACTCTGCGGTATTTGGTACAGGTATTGGTGAAGTGATTCTTGATCAAGTAACAGAACTAAAACCTGCTACTCAACCAATCATGGAAGGCAATATGACCGCTGTCGGTGTTATGGAAAGCACCCGTACATTAGTTAAAATGCGTCCTGTGATGCCTCAGAACTTCTTAATTGATCCTGTTGCTACCAG